TCTTCGATTTCAATAACTTTACTTAGGTCTACTTCCGTAAGTGTTTTCATTAATTCTTCGTACTTTTCTTTTGTACAATCTTCAAATGGTGCCTGAATATACGTTCCACCATCGTAAGGTAATACTGAAAGTCCATTGTAATATTCTTTATTTTCCCACATCCACTCACCAACTGCATCCCACTCATGTTCTCTAATTGAAACTGTTGCAGATACATTGTGTGTGTTGTTTCCTGTTCTATGTCCTGGTTTAATCCACTCACCATGCACTTTCTTAACTCTCTCTAATAATTGAATTGGAGATTCGGTTCTAAAGATTGCAGTTTGAGGTGCTTTTTGTGGAATACCGATTACCGCAGTATCATGTGGTCTAAAATATTCATCTTCTACTAATTCCGGATGATTTAATAATAAGTGAGAATAAATTGCCTCATTCTTACCTACTCTTACTCTACGAATATAATAGTCATTGTGCCAAGCGTGAATACCACTACTTGTTCCTAATGTCAATGATGTTGTTCCTGCAGGTTTAACAGTTGTAGTTCTTGCAGATGCATTGATACCCAATACTTCGGCTACTCTTGCATTTTCAACTTTAACAACTTTTGCTGCTTCTTTCATATTCATTTTCAAAACTGCACCACTTCCGATACCTGTCATAGATACACCAATAAGTGCGTCCTTTTCAGTTGTTCTTTGCCAGATTGGACGAAGGTAATGGAAATCAGTATAACCAGCTTGTAATGTTCCGATGAATGATGCTGCTTTAACTCTTGCATTTAAATCATCCTGGTCAACCACATCACTTACATTAACTTCACATAAATTACAGAATTGAAAAGGTCTCAATGCAATTTCACAACATGGATTAGTTCCCCAATCTTTGTCGTTTGATAAGTAGATACCAGGTTCACCTGCTCCACTTGCTTCAATTCTTTTCCATAAGTCCATAAAGTATGGTTTATCAATCTTATGTCTCATCAATACTGCTGAGTTATTTGCTCTACCTCTTTGTGGATTTGTTTCCCACCATGCACCACTCTTACAACTAATCATTTGTTCGTCATTTGCAGAGAACAATGAAATTAATGCCGCTCTTCTAATACCACCTGCCAATACTGCGTCTGCAATATGACAAACCATATCATGTACTTCGATTGGAGATAATTTATCACCATTCTTTTTAGCATCTAAAATACCTTCTAATTTGATTAGACATTCTTTAAGTGGTTGAGGTCCTGGAGCTTTACCACCAGATGTAATCAATCTTGCACCCTTTTGTCTAATATCTCTAAAATCAAATTGAGGTTTACTTCCACCAAAGAAATATGATTTTACTAATACTGAAATTGAATCGGCCCATCCTTCGATAGAATCTCCAATAAGGAATCTACGAGTTTTGTCTGCATTTGGTTTTCTAATTTCAGGTAATGCATCTACATGATGTTTTTGAACTGAATAACCTACACCTGTTCCACCTAAAAGTAAGAACATAATTTCTGAAAATACTCTCCAATCATCAATCGGTGCAAATGCACAATTGTAAATTCTATTTGGTGACATTTCAATTGGTTTACCTGCGAACTGCATTGAACGCATTGATGGTAATACCTTTTTATCATATACAAATTGATAATTGTCTCTAATCTCTTGTTCTAATTGTGGATACTTTTTAATATGCATTTCCATATTTCTTGTAACCAATTCATACCATGTTTCTCTCCTTTGTAATTCTGGTCTGTACTTTGCGTACTTCATATAAACCGTAATTTCAGATAAGATTTTGTTTGAAATGTCCATTTTGTTTGTAAATTTTTAATTTTCGTTAGTAAATATTTTCCCTAAAAAAGTGGGAAATGTAAAGATATATATGGACTCTAGTGCCATTATACTCCATTTTCTTTAGTTAATTTTAGGTTTTTTTGAAAATATTTATTCACACTTTTTTTAATTTTTTAATACTTATCCCATATTCTCTACATACTTCTTATGTAGTAATTTTTTCTCTAATCCTTCACCATTTTTACTATCCTTTGTAGATGACATTCCGTCAACCGAATTGGCGGCAAACACATCCATAGTACCTGTAAATGTATCAATCTTTGCAGGAAATGTCATTCCGTCAGGACCAAATCTATTCTTTACAATGTGAATACGACCTGTGTTTGATAACTTATCCTTTGTTTTCCTACTTACTGACATTATAAAGTCTGCAGTTTGGACTTTCTTATACGAATCACCCACACTATCCGCTTGAATAACTTCGTGGTCTATTGCTGCTCTGTTCGTCTGTGTTGCAGTCCATACTGGAATCTTATGTTCACCACTCAACCCTCTAAGTTCTTCGTAGATACCACCCAACTCAGCGTATAAACCATCTCTTGAACCATTACCACTCTTTAACAAATCGGCGTAATCAATCACAATTAGTTTTGGATTGAATCCAGTTTGTTTTATTTTCTCAATGTGTGCTGCAATTGTTTTTGCAGATGCAAATTGTGGTGGATAATACTTAATACGAACTCTACCCGGAACTTGTTTGATTTTACGAATGATTTCATCCTTTCTATCTTTCTGGTCTGCGGTTGCAATGTTGGTAAGAATAGTTGTATATCTTTGACCTACATAACTTTCTGACAATTCCAAAGTATAATGTAATACATCTATACCTCTTTGTAATGCAGAACATGCAATCTTAGATAAGAACCAACTTTTACCGATACCAGATGGTGCCATAACAACTCCTAATTCACCGGGACCTAAACCACCATCCATTAGTTCGTCAATAACATCCCATCCTGTTGGTGTGGAATCTCTTTTAACATCTTCTAAAATGGACTCAAAGTTTTCAATATAGTCCAAACCTAAATCCGACTCAACACCCACTTTGGATGCCTTCATCATCGTATCTATAATCTGGTCGTATTGTCCGTTCTTTAATAGGTCTACCGATTTGAATAGAGCTTCTTTAACTTTCTGATTTTTTGCAAATGTAAGGTATTCTTTTTTTACATATGGTATATCTTCTGCACCAATTTGTAAATAAACATTCTTTAATTGTTCAACTACCGTTTGTTTCAATCCTTTATCTTCAATGTCACCAACTTTAATCTTAAACACTTCCATTGTCGGAACTGTTCTATATTCATCAAAGTATGATTGAACCTCTTTTACAATCCATTGGTTTGCTTGAGACTCAAAGAATAAAGGTTTAGTAATTTCACTTACTTGTTCTAAAAACTTTACATCTGTTATAAGAGAAGCAACAACTTTAGATTGATACGATTGGCCATATTTGACTAGTGTATCTACTTCTTGCATTATGCTTCAGTTTTATCGGTTTCTACTTTTACTTTTCTTGTTGCCGTTTTCCACTCGCTCTTTGGAATAAACTTCCACTCACTCGTTGCTAGGTTAGCTTCTCTATCACTAACTCTAATAATTTTTCCTGTTTTATTACTTTTAAGACACTTCATTGTTGACCTCCATGTTTTTATGTTATCTAATAACCATTAATAATTCTGATTCTCTAAGTAAGATGTATTTGTTTCCACCTACTTTAATTTCTACTCCTTGATGATATGGTGGAAGGATTACTTCATCACCTACTTTTACACTCATCGGAATTGCTACTCCTGATTGTGTGAATAGGCCATCACCTACTGCGTCTACTCTTGCTCTCTTTACATCTTCCGATTTTGCACTATCTGGAATGATAATACCACCGGCAGTTTTTGAAGCCTCTGCTTCTAATTCCGTTAAAAGAACTCTGTCTCCTAATGGTTTTGCTAATTTGTCTGCTGTTTTTGTCATAACTTTTTGTTTTTAAAATTTTGCTATATGTGCGAATGTTGATTGTAACCAGTCCAACACATTTGGGAAACCTTCTAATATTCTATTCTTCAAACCATACTTTAAGAAAGTTTGTTTGTCAAATTTTGTTGTTGGTTCATTGTATCTATCCATAATTTTCATACGGAGATTACCACTAAATGTTGGTTCTGCTAACTGCATCAATTTACGATTTCTTTCGCAAATTTCCAAATTATCTAAGAATAATTCGTGTGCTTTTGATTTTTTTGTTAATGTGTTTACATAGTCCACCATATCGTTGGTGTCAACTAATTGGTGTTCCGTTAACATTGGAAATGCTTTCATAATTGATTTAACACCCAATCCACTAATACCTTCTACATTGTCGGATTTGTCTCCGTCAATCATTCTGAAATTAATGAAATTATGTGGATGAATACCAAATTCTTCTACTACTTCTGGAATATTGTAAACTTTCTTTTTAGATGGAGAATATACACTCACATCTTTATTTACCAATTGAAGGAAATCTTTATCCGTACTCATTATCACAACCTTTTCGTTTTCTTGTCGTAGGGTTGTAGCAATATACGCCATAACATCATCTGCCTCAATTCCATCATAAATCATAATGGAAACAGGTAATGATGAAAGTAGTTCACCTAATGCAGACATTTGTCTTTTCATTGATGCACTTTCTTCTTCAGGATTCATTTCGATAGTTGCGGCACGATTCAATCTCATTTTGATTTTGTTCTTACCTCTCTCCGATTTGTAACCAGAATATATGTCTTTTCTACTTTGTGAACCACCTTTACCGTCGAATACAACGATAACTCTTGTTGGGTTAATTGTACGGATTGCAAAGCCGATACTTTTTAAAGTACCGACTATGCCTCCAATATGGTCTCCGTTATCATTAAGATTCGGAGCGGTTGACCAAGAACGAATGAAGGTATTAAGACCATCAATTACTAAAGTTTTAGAGTTGCGTTGCAAATCTCCAAATCCTTTATGTTCTTCATCTATTTCTTTTAGTATATCTAAATACTTTTTACTAATCTGACTCATTTGCTTCGTCCGTTGTTACTTCAACTTCATCCGAATTGGAATTGTTTTTATATTGCAATATTGCAGTCTCACAAATTCTTAAATAAATTTGTTCTTTAAGTTTCTCATCTTGTAACATTTTTGCAAAGTCTTTAGATTGAAACTTCATAACTTCTCCTGAATCGATATCAACATATTCGTACCAAGCTCCTGCTTGTTTAAGGATTTTAGCGTCTTTCATTACTGCTAACCATCCACCGAAATTATCAATACCTCTGTCAAAGAAAATGTCAAAGTCTGCGTGTCTCAATGGTGGGCCCATTCTATTTTTAATAACTTGACAACGAACTTTAATACCTACAATTCTATCACCTTGTTTCAATTGTCCCATATTCTTCAATCTCAATCTAACTGAAGCATGGAATGCTAATGCCTTACCACCGGATGTTGTCCACGGGTCACCAAACATTGCGTTCATCTTTTGTCTTAATTGATTTGTGAATACTAAAGCGATTGATTGACGACCAATCATATTGGTAATCTTTCTCATTGCTTTGGAAATAATAATAGCTTTGTCAGTTGCGTAACCATCTTTGTCGTAATCAGCTTCCATCTCTTTCTTTGAAGATGCAGCTGCTACTGAATCGACTACAATTGTAACCAATCTATCTTTATCTCCTGTTCTAACCTTTTCAATAATCGTTTCACATGCTTCAAAGATACCTTCAACGGTGTCAACTGAAACATACAATAACTTTGAAATATCTACTCCGATTGCTTCTAAGTATTCTCTACTTACTGCAGTTTCGGTATCAATCAATACGGCCACTCCACCTTTGCGTTGTGTTTCAGCAAGGAGATGGGCGGAGAGCAAAGATTTTCCACTTTGCTCTAAACCCGTAATCTCACTAATACGTCCAACAGGGAAGCCACCATAAGGTCTATTAGAGATTGCAACATCCAACATAGCATTGCCAGTTGAAATCCAATCTTTAACATTGGTAGGAGCATCACCACCTTCATCATTTAGAAAGTAGGCAATCTTACCATCCTTATTTTGTTTGTTTAATGAATCTGCAAGAATACTTGCTAAATCCTCTTCTCTTTTGGCCATTGTAACCTAATTATTAATTGTTAAATAAATCATCAAATGCTGATGCTACATCATCCTTTTGTGCTGGTTTTGCAGCTTCTTCCTTTTCCCAAGGTAAGTCACCCAATTCACCAGTTGTTCCACCCATATCAACTAAAACATCAGATTGTTTTGGTGTTGCAACTATTGCTTTTGGTTTTGGTGCTTCTAATTCTTCAATGATATCATCACTACCAACTGCTGCTGATGGGTTTAACCAATTTTCTAAAACTGACTTTAATTCTGCGTAAGATAACTCCGAATATAATTCAGTAATTTCTTTTTGACCATCCAATAATTGTTGGATAGTTTCCGGAGAATCTGCTAATTTAGACGTTGCAGGTTTAACTCTGATTGTTGTTGTTGGGTAAGATGCGTTAGACTCTTCTGCTGACATTACTTCCAATACGATATCTCTACCTGTCATTGGGTCTGTAATATCTCCGTAATCAGGGTCAGCAATATATCCTAAGATATCTTGATAAACTGTCTTACCGAATCCCCAGAATTTTACTCCTTCTGATTCTTTACCTCTTACGATAACTGGTACAAAAGTTCTTAACTTTGGTTCCATTTTCTTACCTGCTTTCCAATCATCGGTATCACCTGTTCTTTTAAGTTTTTCTGCAAACTCAACGATAGGGTCAGGT